CATCAAACCAGATGTCATAATTTTGCAAGATTGCTTACCATCTATTGTAACATTTTTTGAGTCAAGTTTCAAGGTCTCGTATGCATTTGCCCAAATCACACCTTGTGGTGAATTTCCATTAGCAATGAGTTCAATATCAAGTGCTTCTAATTTGATCTTACCCTTAGTTGCTTTGAGATGTATGTCACCATTCTTAGCAAGAATCATAATTGCTTCCTGCTGTTGTTCTAAATCCTCTCCACTATGAATAAAGGTAGAACCAGGTGCACTCATCAAAGTGTAACCAGTTCTTGGGCCATCTTCATCAAAACACATGAAGTGTCTTCCATCTCTTGCCTCTATCGCAACACTAGAAGTCACATCCCCCTCTGGGCTTAGTTTACCAAAAGTAATACTGCCATTCATGGCACTAATCACTTGGTTCCAAAAATTCTTTTTCTCAGACATTAGTATCCTCCTCCATAACCACCACCGCCACCGCCACTACTTGGGCTAGGTGTGCTAGGTGCTGGTGTTGATGGTGTTGATGATGGTGCGGGTGTTGGTGTTGCTGGTGCAGAATAAGTTCCTCCAGATGCTGGTGTTGTGCTTGGTGTACTGGTTGTTGGTGTTGTTGATGGAGCACTTGTCGGTGTTGTAGAGTAACTTCCTCTGCTTGGAGAACTGATAGCTTCTACTGTATCCTCTCTAGTCTCAATCTCAGTTACAGGTTCCTCCACATCACCTGTAGTAACTGTTCTAACAACATCAAGTCTTTTTTGAAGACTTGAAAGTCGAGTATCATATACTATAATATTAGTTCCAGATGTTTGTGCAGATGTTCCTGCATATCTAATACCATTTACATAATACACGTTACCATAATAAGGTTTACCATCAATGTAACCATTTATATTTAACCCAACAAGATCAAAGACTTGAACAAGATCTTCTTGAGTTATTACTGGATCTACTGGTTGTGGGTCACGAATAATATTAAAATTAGGAACAAAAGCTGCGTTTAATCCAGTTTCTGTATTCATTTTTATTCGTGGTAACTCTGTAAATCTACCTCCTTTATTTACCGATACAGATTTGATCTTACCAAAAGGATCAAGATCATAAGAGAGAGCACTACCATTATTTGGTATTACTTCTATTGAATCAGCATCGCCATCATAATTGAAGCCTGGATTTGTAACAGTCACACCTGTAAGTTCTAAAACAGCAGGATATTGTGGAACAGTTTGTGGTGGTGGAAGATAACCCTGACCACTATCTTTAACGATCACATAAACAACAACACCAGTTATATCACCAGTTAAATTTAAATTACCAAATTGATCTGCTGATACTTCTCCTGATAATATTTGATCTCCTATTATTGTTTGAAGAACAGCACCACTACCATTATTACAAGGATCAATCACTTGAACTTGTGGTGGTGAAGTGTATCCAAAACCACCACTAACAAGATCAACAGCGATTAAATCACCATTGACATCCACAACTGGGTTTCCAATCGCTCCAACACCACCACCTCCAAAAAACTTAAGTTCTGGTGGGCCACAAGGTTGATCACCAGTTAGGCAAGGATCAGATCGAAGTAAATTTTTGGGAGTTAATGCATTGACCTCATTAATTGTCAAAAATCTAACTTTCTCATCACCATCAATAAAAATAAATTCTGTATCTGGATTTAACTCTGCATATGCATTTGCATCAGAAATTGAAACGTTTTGAATATACCCATCAGTTTCGCTGATATATCCTACTTTAATATTATCGAATGAGGTTTGTGTTACTGGCATTAGTCTAGACTTTCTTGAACTGTATCATATATGATTTCGTGAGGTGTTGTTGTATGTGCGATACCAACCATTTTAACAACTCTTCCATCTTCTCTTTCATGAATATGAAATGGGCCATAATATGGTTGACCGTTAACATATCCAACAAGATTAGTTAAGTCTTGTGTTCTTGTTTTTGGTTTGGCAAATGCTTTCTTAATTTTAACACCTTCTTTGCTAGAACTCAACTTTTCTATGCTAGTTCCATATGATTTTCTCTCTCCAACAGATGCTGATGCGTTTTTAGCAGACTCTGCGATAGATGAAGTGTTAGGTTTACCAGCTGATCCACCTCCACTTTGCATTGTATGTTCATCATTAGGAGAACACTCTGGGTCAGGATCACAATTAAATATTTTAGTAATGGAATTGACAAAATTTAACGCAGATGCAATATCAAAACTCATACCACCTAATGCACCTAAACCTATTCCACCTGCTAGTGCACCACCAAGTGCAGCACCACCACCAGCAACAGCATTTAAAATTCTTGGGTTGAACGCTGCAAGACCACCAACGGCAGAAATTAAATCTGGTATACCACCACTTCTAATTGCTGCAAAAGCAAGACCAATCCCACCCAAAAGATTTTCATTAACACCTAATATATTCGATGCTAAAGTTAACCCTGCTGCGATACCAGTGGGATTTGATCTATCATCAATTAAAGATAGTGCATTTGCAATCAATTGTTGGTTATCTGGAGTATTTTGACCAGCAGCATCAATAAATCCAGTTAATCCACGACCATAATTACCATCTGCCCAATAGCGATTTGAATCACCTACACTATTAGGATCTATTCCTGCCTGATCTGCTACAGATTGAGAGAAACTTAAAATTAAAGCACCAGATGATAAAGATGAAAGAACATTATTTTCGTTTATGGCATGATCAATTGTACCCACATTTTCTGATCCAGTTTCAGTGGAAGATCCTCCTAACGAATTTTGAATTTCATCAATCACAGGGCCAATTGCACTATCAAATCCTGACATGATAGTGTTAATTGTTCCTCCTAATACTTCACCAACAATTTCTTCTGTTTCGCAAAGTGGTGTGGGTCTATAAAATCCATCAGCAGTTGGAGGTGGAACATCAGTAGCACCAGGTGTATCTAATACAGGAGTTGATGGTATTGTTTGAGAAGAAGTTATACCAACTCTTGATCCTACTGTTCCTGTTAGAGTATCTGTTCCTCCTACCACTGCATCTGTTCCCACTAGACCGTCTGTTCCAATTCCAGCTGCTAAAGTTGCATTAACAACTCCCGCATTTGATACAGAATTAATAGCAGCTGCTTCTTCTGCTTTTTTCTTTTTCCTATTAAATGCTTTTCTCAATGCAGCAGCAATTAATCCTGCAAGTGCAAGGCCTGCCATACCATTAAACATACAAGCAATTTTCTCAAGACCCTCTACTTTTTTGTTCAACAATTCTAAAGAATGTGATGGTGGAGCAAGATTTTCCATGGGTGCAAGTTTTTCATTAAACTCCTTAGTTGTAAACTGTTGAAGTTTATTCATCGTACCCTTCATGAACTTTGCCATCTCTTGAGATGCATTTTCAATCGCTTTGTCTATATTTTTATCGTTCTTTAATATTGGTAAACCAACAGCAGCATCAGCATCTGTTAAAGATTGTTGAAATGATTCTATTGTATTAGTTAACGTTGATATCACAGTCTGCATATTTTTTGTATCAGACTGAGTATCGGGATTAGGGCAACCAAGTGAATGTTTTTCAACTAACGTATCATACTTTTTTCTATCTGCAATTGTCTTTATATTGTTTGCATCTGATGCTTCTACAGTTACATTTGATTTTGATGGAGAACTAAACGCTCTATTCCCTGCTTGTTTAGGTGCAAGATCTCCATCCTTAAGATGTTTTTGTGCTTCAGGCTCTTCATCTTGATTTTTAGAATAAAAACTTTGTGGAGTAAAGTTCTTTCCACCACTTCCCTCAGTTCCTGTTTTTCTTTCTAGTTTTGTTTTGGCATTATTACCAAGACAACCCATGATTATAGGAGTCTGTTGATCCTTTCCATCAAGAAAGAATCCAAAAACAAACATCCCTTGTTTAATAGCAGGTGATTGATATGATCCACCATGACCAGTTCCAGCAGTCACAGGATACATCACCTGAGCCCAAGGGAGTTCCTCTGCGGTTACATCAGATTCATCTTGATCATGATGACCTATAATTCTAACTTTATATCTGTATCCCCATGCTGGCATTTCTGAAACTTCTTGAAATTTACCAGGATTTTGATTT